CGGCATTCCTCATAGGTTTTGGCGAAGTGAAGGCTGTCATCAGAACCGGGCAAAAGCTGAAATCCATAAGCTTGAAACTGCATATTAGCACATCCTTACATTGCAATAGGATGACCATAGGACGTGGCGAGTGAAATAAACAAGGTGCAGAATTGCAGTGCTGATCTTTCCGGGAGACAAGCTAAGATTGCCCTGACGGATAGAGTCGGGGGCTACAGTGAAGGCACTACGAAGCATCAATTGGCTGTGGGCAGCGGCGATCATCATTTCGGCGACAGCCTGTACGGTGGCAGCTCAGCCGGTGGCTACTGAACCACGCCAGTCCGCATCTGTCGAAGCCAGTGTTGTTAAAGATGAGGGGTGCGAAGCGGGACAGGATGACCGCAAGAGCGATCTATGCGCACAGTGGAAGGCAGCAGACGCCGCTGCAACTGCTGTTCAAATTGGATGGGGTCAGTTCTATCTCGGCATCCTGACGTTGTTTGCAGCGGTGGCGGCGGCAGTTTACGCTGGAAAGGCTGCGAGTATCGCGAAGGCGGCGAACCAATTTGCCGTAAATTCATCCAGACCGTGGGTTTTTATGGAGATTGAGGCTCGTGGGAATGCACAGTTCTTCTCAAGGCAAATGAGCCTTCCCGTTCACATAGCTCTTCGTAATGAGGGAGAGTCACCGGCAATGAAAGCCTACCTCGTCGCGGACACTTTCACAGCTAACTCATTCAATCCAGAAACTGAAATTAAACGCGTTCTGGCGAAACCCATGCCAGAACATCCGCATTACCTTGAACCGTTTCGGGAAACAGTCGCTCTAAACACCGATCTCGTAATGACGCCGGACAATAGAGACGAGATCGGCGTTCCTACAGTTTTGGTCACTGTGTTTTACCAATCCGTTCACAGCCCGGACTGGCTCCATACGACCGTAATTTACAACTTGGACGGCGCGCCAATTCACGGTCAACCAGATCGAATGTTGAAACTTCTTCATCTCACTCATGCGGTATGACTGACGGCAGCGCTATTTCTTACCGTCACCACATAGTGCCCGCGCGCGACGCGCCCTGCCCGGAATTCCTGCCGAACGATGTAATGCTATAACACCTGAGCAAATCATCAGCTAATGGGCATACACTCACTTTATGACGCGCCCTCGCCTGCCTGAATCCGCTTGCTTTTACCTGTAACATTGCCTATTTTGTAACATTGCTACAGCAAAGATACGGAATCGGGTTATGAAGGTGTATGGATACGTGCGTGTGAGCACGGCTGAACAGGCAAACAACGGTGACAGCCTCGACACACAGAAGGCTAAGATCACTGGCTATGCGATGATCCAAGGATGGACCGTTGCCGACATCTTTGTAGAGGCTGGCGTGTCTGGTTCTATTCCGTTGGCTGATCGTCCTGAAGGCGCAAGGCTGTTAGCTGCTGCCGGTAAGGGCGATATGATCATCACGCCTAAGCTCGACCGTATGTTTCGCTCTGCATCCGATGCCCTTGGAACGCTTGAAGAATTGAAAGACCAAGGCACCGGATTGGTAATGATCGACCTTGGCGGCGACGTCACCGGTAACGGCATATCAAAGCTGGTCTTCACAATCCTATCTGCTGTGGCTGAGAATGAGCGAGAACGCATCCGTGAACGTATTCGCGATGTTAAGCGTCATCTCGCGTCACAGGGCATCTACGGCGGCGGTAAGGTGCCATTCGGCTTCGATGTGGTCGATGGTCGCTTGGTCGAGAATGCTGAACAACAGGCTGTGCTGCAACAGTTGAAGCAAGGGCGTGATGCTGGCTTGAGCCTACGGAAGATCGCTGAAGCCCATGGCATGCAGGCGATGACAGTGAAGCGCATCCTCGATAGAATGGAACGCGATCCGAACTGACCGGCGATTGGGCGGATTTTCCAGCATTTGGCACCCCCGCTTTCCCCCTTTGGACAACCAAAATAGTGATATGGTCGTCCGCAAATTTTATGATGATTCTGAATTTTCGGGCTGGTTTGTCCGCTTCCGCGCGGAACTCTCGTCGGCAAGACAGGTTGGCGCAGCATCAACCAAAGGGTGCGCTTGATGCAGGATACAATTTCGATCATCGAAGGCACGATCGTTGCGCTGGAATACAAGATCAGTGAGAGACGCCGTCTTCTTGCCAGCCGCCCCACGATCAATAGCGAAGATAGAATCTTGCTGGAATTAGCGGAACAGCTCGAACGGCTTTATAACGAGCGTTCAGCAGCTCTCCGTTCTATAGACTGATAGGATCAGTAGCTTTTGTGCTGCGCCAGTCTGATTTGGTGTAGATAATGCTGCCCGATATTCGGCAACAGCAATAGCTGATCGTCTGTCATCTTGTAGAGATCAGACATCCTCTCAAGCCCCGCTTTTTTCAATACGCTGATTAGCCGTGGCGATAGCTCGCTGTAGTCTAGATCGTATTCAAATCTGATCTTCCCGTGCATAGTTGTTCCGCCTCAACAAAAAAAGTGAATATAAGTCATATTCAGCTTTTAGTCAAATTAGATGTATACGAAAGATGCGGCTAAACCCTTGGTCGAATCCCTGCAATCCGTCGTGATGTCCAAAATGTGAAGTTCGCTTTCAAATCTTGAGGCGACTTTTACCCTTTCATTACGATTGCGTCGGACGTTGAGGGTGTTAGATATCCGTGGGTGCATGAATGGCTGCTTCAGACAGGATCGAACAGACCAATATAAATGGCACCTTTACGAATGGCACGGCGATACACGCTTTTGCCAGTTCGCATGACCTGCGCGGCGCTCTGATAAAGCAGGTCACATTCGATGCCATCAGAAAAGAATTGTCGCTTCTGATAAAGACCGGAACTGCGATCCTCACCCTTACCTATCGCGATGCTTTTGTGCAGAATTTCCCGCTGCTGAACTGCGCAATGCGCCATGACGGACCGCGTTTGCTTTATCACGATTTTGATGTGATTTGCGGGCGATTGCAGCACGCATTTGTTTTCGATAATGACGAATTTTATATTGCCTTTTCAGCCTTCGATGTTGTCGCTCGATCAAGGAGCGCTTCATGAATATTAGACTTTGCTACTTGAGGAACTATGACGAGACGCATTACTACGAAAGACATCATCCAGCGCATTAGTGTCGTTGAATGGATGACGGTGGTTGTTTTTGCTGCCGCACCGCTCTTGCTTCATTACGGGCTCTTCCCAAATGATGATAAGCTGTCGCTAATAATGGACTGGCTATCGATATCAGGAATAGTCATTGCCTTCGGGCTGTACGTATTTCACCTCCATCGCAAAGTTCGTAGAGCGGTCGCTCAAGACGGCGAATAGCAGCTATTGAAATTTGGCTGAGATAAACGCCTTTTTTATTTCGGGCGGCGGCTACTATCCTAGCCAAACGATAAAATAACGCAAATATCGATTTTCGACCCTCTGGAAGCCCTGCAAAATAAGGCTTGTAGAGGGGCTGTTTCATTTCCTTGAACTGGTGAGATCGGTATGGGTCGATATCGGCTGGTTTTGCAGCGAAAACTGTCCCATAGCGCCATTCAAGATGTCACAAAGTTTCCCTAATACCTATAGGGAAATTATTGGGACAAATGACTTCTGATTCAATAAAGGCTGCCGCTTTTGGTAATGGATTCATACTACTGGAATCTACCAATTACCAATTTTCAAATGACTACCGACAATATATCAAAATCAGACGCCGACGAAGTCGGTGGATGATCTACCGAGCGTAGCGAGTGTAGACTTGTTACCAATATCATCTGGTAGGATATTGATCATTATCCCATCGGATCTATGGGAATCCATGGGTTTCCATTCGATCCATTGAATATGATCTCTTACCGATAGATTCCATGAGTCGGCAGGAGCACTCGCAAGCTCGTGCTTGTATCCACCGACTTCGTCGGCGTCTCCAAGGGAACTCATTGTTTGCATATCTTGTACTGACGGATAGATTCCTGTCACATCAGATTCCAAGATGTCACAAAGTTTCCCTAATACCTATAGGGAAATTATTGGGACAAACTGTATGGCGCTATGGGACACTTGAAATAATTTCAAATGTATCGAGACTCTATATTTGAAAGAAATTTTGGATTGATGTCGATTTTACTTTACAAATCGATCCGAATCCCGTATAGTGGCGACTTCTCAAAGAGAAATTCCCCTACATAGTATTATCGCAGGAATCGAGACCGGTTGCATGGCTTCATTCCGGGGTCATCACATCGGTTTAGGTTCCGCTTCCTTTCTGGCTTCAAACGTCAAGGTCTTCAGCGCAATTGCAACCGGTCGCTGAAGACCTTGACTCGTTTTTAGGCATCAAAAGCAGAAAGGAATAATGACGAACCCAAAATTTTATTACGTGGACGCTCCTATCGGTTCAGGCAAATCGTACGCCCTCGTTCAGTACCTCAAGACCGCAGAATTCCCGGCGACTATTGGCACCCAGACCAACGCCTTGTCGGAAGAACACGAGAAAAATCTTACCAACGAATGGCTGTCGGCGAAGGCGATATTCCGCGATGAGGAAGCCGCCAGTATTAGTGAAGATCAAAGCTCGTCCAAGCGCTACAAAGAAGGCTGCAAAGCCAATTTCCCAATCCTAATTGTGAATCAAGACGTCGCTGCCGACTGCGACGAGAACACAGAATTTCGTGATCTGTTTAACGACGAAATTACGAACGTCTACCAGCGCCTCCAAATCGATGGTTTACCCATATTTCAGAGAGCGGTAGCGGAATATTTCGAGCCGGTCGATGATCTCGACACTGAATTCGTTCGCCTTCGGCAGACGAAGAGAATTGCGGAAGCCGCCGAAGACGGTTGGACCGATAGCCTGCTGAGAAACGCGAGCGATCACTTAAAGAAGGCATTTGACCGTCTGAGCGACCCGGACTTCGCTGTATTGGTAAACCGCAAAGACCTTGCTGCATTCAAGCTTGAATTGCGTGGTTGGCTGTCGCTCCATGTCATCATGATGCCAAGCCGTTTCAGTCATTACCGCACCACGACATTCATTGGCGCCAACTTCAAAGACAGCCTTCTCTATCTGCTTTGGCAGAAGCTCGCCGACTTCGAACCGCATCCAGTTATCAAAGCCGACTACCACGACATCCGCACGAAGGCGCATCTGGTCGACCTATTCGCCCTTCATGAGCGCGATCTTTCGTCGACCTTGATCAAGGATGTCAGTGCTCAGAACTACTATGACGCTGCCATGACAGCCGTCGCACCAATCATCAGCAACCAAAAGCACATTTATTGCCTGAACAACGAGAAGCACGGGCAAAACCATAAGTGGGTACTGCCGGATAGCACGCGCCTCTCTCCGGACCCACGCGGAATCAACGCATTCCAGGGTGTGAATGTCGCGGTCCATCTGGCAGCTCTCAACGAACACCCTGACACCTTCGGTTTTCTGGAACGGTTTGCTGGCATCAATGGCGAGCAGCTTAAAACCGCGACCAGCTGGGAACGCGTGTATCAATTCATCGGAAGGACGAGCATCCGTTCCAAACACAGCGATGCACGCGTTAAAATCTTCGTCGGCGACATGTCCACGGCAACGTTCTTGCAATCGAAAATCGGATGTGTGCCGCCGAAGCTTCTTGATATCGGCTTAGAAGCGATCAGCGCCGCCCCCAAAAAGCGTGGACCAAAGAGGGTCGTTCGAACCCACGAAGAACAACGGGAATACAACAGGCTTCGTAAGCAGGCACACCGCCAAAAACTGCGGAATCCAGAAATCAGTTCATCAATTTAAGAGATCAATTTTCGTATGAATATCAATATTGAACCATTCAAACCTGAAAAAGACACGCTTCGTATTCTGAAAAAATTATACGGCATTTCCAGAAAGCAAGCTGAAATAGATCACTACTCGCGGATGATCGACCGTGCATACAGGTCTGTCCCGTTGGGCGAACCAGTCAACCTGATTTGTCACAACAGACGCGCGGCTATGATCTGCAAAACCCTCGCTAAGGTCAGCAGCGACCCTATCGGAATTTGAAGGCACACGGCGGCACCCCGATCAGCAGTGCCGCCGCGCCCCAAAAGGTCCGCCGGGGGCGAGCGTCTACACCCGGCTGCACAGCCTTGCAAGACCCCCTCCCCAAACCATCAATATCGGCAGGCACCCGCTCGACAGCGCGTGTCCTGTCTCAACCAATCAGAGAAAGGATATGCCCACTTCGAAAATCATCGGCGTCTACACACTGACCAACAATGTCACCGGTCGGAGATATGTCGGCTCGTCCAAGGACGTTATGAACCGAAAAGCATCCCATTTTTGGCAGATGCGCGCCCAACGACACAAAAACACGCTGATTCAGGCTGATTTCGACCAGCACGGCGCAGAGAGCTTCGAATTCGAAATCCTGTACAAAGCGCCCTACGCCTTTATCCGTCAGATCGAACAGAGCTTCATCGATGAAGGCGACTTTGCTTACAATCTCGCCCCGAAGGCGACAGGCGGCGGCGCACAGAACGAGCACACCAGCGAGCGAATGCGCAAAGCACAGCTCGGTAAGACCCATACATCGGAAACGATTGCCAAGCTGAAGGCGCGACCGCCCGAAACGAATGGCGGCTTCATAGGCTACTACATCACACCCAAAGGCACTTATCCAAACGCATATCTAGCTGCTGACGCTATGGGCGGCGTTCTGAACTTCACGACCATTAGGCGGTGGTGCCGAAACCCGGATAAGCCGATTTGCATATTGAGCTACCGGAAGTCCGCATATCTGCAAGCCATTGGTGAATCCGTGATCGGACAGACCCCGCGCGATCTCGGTTTCGGTTTCGTCCCGGCAGGCTCGACCGTATGAACACGAGATATCCGTATTATGTCCGAAAAACTAACCGGAGCACCCCGCCGCCCCTGTCTGACGAAGCTAAGCTCAGAATAGGAACTGCTAACAGTCGTGGCACCTACGAGACACCTTACGGCTACTACACCAGTTGCCACGAGGCGGCGGCTGGATGTGACGGGATGCTATCCGCAACGAGCATTACTCGGCTATGTCACAATTCCAATGCCGTGATAACAAAGCGGCATTTCGCCCGAAATAGATTTTTGCGTACGTACGGACCGTGGGTCGTAGGAAAACGTTTCGCCGACATAGGCTTTGGGTTCACCCCAAAAGAATAGTTTTTCTCCAAAATTTGAAATCATTTCAAATCACGGCGCCATTATTTAAATAAAATAGAACTTTGATTGCCATTTCAAAGCATATCCGCAAAAAATTTCTGTTTACCCATTTACAAACCAGTAACCATCTGCTAGCTTATGGAAAGTGTTCAGCCCTGACGACTAAGGGTCTATGTCAACACGCCTCACAACATCACTGGAAACACTTAGAGATCATCACTTTTGATCAAGGATAAACTATGAATACAGATATGAATACTACCGGCGTGTGCGTCGGTAAGCGCGCCTTTATCTTCGCGAACTACACCGAAGGACGACCAGAGACGTTCACGCACTACACCGTCACCATCAAAAGCGGGGATACGGACGAACAGGAAAGCTTCAAGACGCTTGAACAGGCACATGCGTTCGCGTTTGAGCACAGCGAGACTGTTGCTCACTCATCGTCTGTCGATGACATAATGTATGACCGTTCACGTCTGAATGAAAAGCAGTTCGACAGGTTGAATGCCGCTGCAAAAGCTTTCGCGAAAGCCAATAGGTTCGAAATCGACAATGTCGAATTCAGCTTCGCCCTGCCGCATGAGGTCGCCGATCTGGCTTATACGCACGAGCACCTTCGCGACATAGTCAACCAACTGACCCGTGGCAGTGACATCAAGATCGTCAAGAACCAGTTGTCGAAGCTCGATCTGTCTGTGCTGGTCATCGCCATGGAGAAGATGGGGTCGCTCGTCTCGATGCGCATCGATCTCATCAACAAGGGCGGCGAAGCGATCTTCACTGTGATGCACCCTCCAAAAGCGGGCGAAGAACTTTTTGAGCCGTTCATCTCTGAATATCTGTCCGCTCGCAGCTCGCAGGAAACTGCCGACAAGATCGCCGCGTGACGCCTTACCCCATTACGAAAGTACCGCAAATGAGTGACAACACTGCAAAACCCGCTTCTGTCCCGCTGACGGAAGCATTCAAAATCTACGATGAAAACCGTATTCCGGAACGGAAATCCAACCCGATTGAACGTCAAATTGCGCTCGAAATCTTGGGTGATGTCGACATCAACTCATTCACCGAAGATGATATGAAGAAGCTGAGTGACGATCTCCATGCGCGGGCGGATGCCGGTGAAATCAAGCAGGAAACCGCGAAGAAGGTCTTGCACCGGTTTCGGTCTGTCCATCATGCAGCAATTGAACTGCTGAAGGGATCAAGTTTGAGTCCCGTAGTATCGAACAAGCCTGCGATTGCTGCATTCCTTGTCGAACTCGCTGATACCGAAGAGGCATTCCTTTCGAAAGATTACGGAAGGAATGGACGTATTGGTTCGTTGATCCAAGACATCACCGATCCGGACGAAGCCGAGATCATGCCGCGCTATTACATCCAATGGCATGACCGCAGCGTCATCGACTGCCACGGCGATGAGGACGTCCTAGATAGCCTGAACGAGCTGCGGAACAGGGTAGAAAACAACCCTGAGACACAGTTCATGATTTCGGAAGAGTTTTATAGCAACTGGGTCAAAGAAATCGACATTCAAATCGCTCGTGGCGAAGTGCTGTCGGAACCGGTCCAAAACGCCTACAACGCTGCCCGTCAGGTTCGCCATTTCAGCAACAGTCCGGAAAAGAGCTATGGCAGCGATGTCGATGTCCAAACTCGCGTAGAGGCGGTAGAGAAAGCAGACACACTGTATCGTTTGGCTCACGACGATAACGGGAACCCGCTGAAATAAGCGACGTTTTCAGCCGACTTGGACAGCGAAGGGCACATAACGGTGCCCTTCTTCATTTTCAGCCATAGAGCCAGATATTAGCCTTCCGTTTTCGCCTTGCGATTGTACTTGCGTTTGGCAGGCTTGGCATCATTGACCGGCACAGCATACGCTTCTTCCACCATGCGACGGACTTCCTCATCGGAACGCGCGTCGTTGATGGCGTCCCGCAGGAATTCGATGACTTCGCCCCGGTCATGAATGTCGTAAGTGCCGTCCAGTTTCCCGACCCGAACCACATATCCGCTACCGGTTTCCCGAACCCAAGACCGGCTTGTCAATTTGCCCTGTTCAAGCGCCGAAATCTGCCGTTCTGCATTGGCAATGAAGGCGTCTACAACCGCATTTTCAACGCGACGATATCTTGCAGCCTTTTCCAGAAAAGACATTTCGAAACCCTTTCAAATTCCCGCATTCCATAAATAACTTTCAGACGGCAATTTTTCGCAAAAGGCAAGATGAAAATTCAATTCAATTATCCGCGCGGCTACCTATCTGAGATGACGCAAGCTCGCGAAGAAGGCAACTTTGATCAATGGGTGAATTCTAAGTTTGGTGATCGCATCAAATTGCTGATCTCGGACGACTTCACCATCGATATTCAAGAGCAATATTTTGTTGTCGATTTCACATACGAAGACGACGGATTTGCCTTCATCTCGTTGATTGGAGGACGTGAAGTTGCCGCGTCCTAAGTCAAACAAACCGTTGAGGCCTGACGATAAGCGCCTATCCCCTGAACACAAAGAACGACTTCGCCAACAGGGGTTTCAGAAAGGTCGCGGTCCTACTGGCGGCGGTCTCAAGGCTATGGAACCGGAAGTCAAAGCCGCTCTTGCCGAACGATCAATGGACGCAATCGCTGTTCTGGAAGACGTCATGCTGAACAGCTCGAATGATAACGCCCGTGTTCGCGCCGCCGCTTGGTTCCTCGAACCGTTCTTGCCCAAGCAGACTAATGTGAACGTCAATCATTCCGTTTCGATTGCCGATATGCTGGCTGAAATCAACCAAATCCGCCTCAAGGATGACCGGGCATCACGCACCGTCATAGATATCACACCAACTGAAGACTCGGCTGAATCGCTGGTTCTGGAACCCGCGAGAAAGGACGATGTTTGAGTCTGTATTTGCCGCCCTCACCTGTTTCATGAAAGCAAAGAGCGCCCTGCTTGTCGGCGGCTTTTTCGGCGGCATGGTTAGAGCCATTGTCAGCAAGACCGGCACTAAGTGGGAAAAGGTTCTTGGCGGGGCGATGGGCGCGATCCTGTCAGCCTATTTCACGCCCGTTCTCATCGCGTTGATTGGCACATCTATTCCGGTCAGCTCGATATCGTTTTGCGTGGGCCTCATCGGCATGAGCCTTGTCGAAGCCATCATTTCCATCGGTCGTGAATGGCAGAAGAACCCCGGTAAGTTTAAGCGAGACGTTCGCGATCTGATTTTACGTCTACTCGCTGCCAAGAAAGACGACTGAATCCCGCATTTGCTCAATTTCTAAATACGGGAATGAGCAAACAAGACGACGAAAGGCGGCAGCTTAGACAGCTAATCGAACTGTATCATGGCGATATCGCAGCATTCGCCAAGCAGGTTTTCGATTCCACCCTCACCCCGAAGCAGATTGAGTTTTGCGAGGCGTTCCGGACCAAGCGAACGATCACGTTTCGCGGTGGTGTCGGTTTCGGTAAGACCCATGCAGAGGCGATCATAACATGGTGGTCGCTGCTAACGCATGACCAAGTCCAGGTACCGATATTCGGACCATCGGAACCGCAGCTCAAAGGCGGTATCTGGAAAGAGCTTCAGGTTCTACACGGTCGTATGTCGCCGCTGTTCAAGGAAGCCTTTGAAGTCGGTGCTACCCGTATTGCCCGCAAAACCAGCCCAAGCTCATGCTTTGCCGAATACCGCCTTGCCAGCGGCGATAAGCCCGACAACGCTCGTGGTATCCATGCAGTCAACAACTTTGTCATCGTGGACGAAGCCAGCGGTATCGATGATGCGGTCTTTACCGGCGCACTGCTGAACATCCTTACCGATCCGAACGCCAAGCTTTGCCTTGTCTCGAACCCGTCGAAGGCATCGGGCTTCTTCTGGCGAACCCATTGCGACCCTGAAATCCGCGACGAGTGGACACAGGTCCACGGGCAAATGCGGGATAGTCCGCACTTCGATCCGAAGACCTTCGAACAGCTTGCCAAGAATTACGGTGGAAAATTATCGCGCGAATATCGTGTGATGGTGCTGGGCGAGTTTCCGTTGTCCGACATCGACGGGCTTATCCCACGCGAAATGATCGAAATAGCGATCACCAACACCGACGTCATTCCCGCCGCCAACATTGCGCCAGTCTGGTCGGTTGATCCGGCTGGCGCAGGTAAGGACAGCTCCGTTCTCTGCATTCGCCATGACAGCATCGTCTTGGATTTTCACGAATGGCGCGGTCTCGATCCGACACAACTCGCGTTTAAGATTGTCGAACTCTACCAAACCACACCGACGAAAATGAAGCCGTCTGTGATCGCAGTAGATAGCACGGGCCTTGGCGCGGGCGTGTTCAGCAACTTGCGCGAATTCGGACTGCCTGTTCATTCGTGTATCTTCGCTGGCAGTCCATCACGCGGACCGGAGAAATTCCATAGAATTCGTGACCAAATCTATTGGGAAATGCGCGAATGGTTCATGACCGAAAACGTCTCAATTCCAAACCATCAAAGGCTTATCGAAGAGCTTGCAACCGTGACTTACGATGACGGTTCGGGAAAGATCAAACTCGAAGATAAGAAGGCGTTGCGCAAACGTCTTGGTCGCTCGCCAGATTATGCGGATGCACTCGCAATTTCATTCGCTCCATCACGCGCCATGTTTACATCCAAATATAGCTGGTCGAAGCCGATCCAGTACACAAATACCGCAAGCTTCGAATGAGCCTAAATATCCTAAACTCCCCTCTTTCGTGGAAAGGATATGGCTGACGATACTGAAATTCTGAATTCGATCTCTGGCAAGCTTCGTGATGCCGTCAATTGGTCGAATTCCAACATTGCGAACAAGCAAGAACAGGCCCTCAAATATTACAAGCGCGCCTATCTTCCCGGCGATGACAAACTAAAGGGACGCTCGAAATGGGTGTCTCCGGAAGTCATGAACCGCGTCGATTGGATGACGGCACAGATCGTCAAAATCTTCGACTCCCCGGAAAAGGTCTGCGAATTCAACCCGTTCGGTGACGAAGACGTTGCGTGTTGGTTTCCACGCAGAACTGAGCCGGTTAGGCGCATAATTTCCATTGAGAATTGAGCCATGTGAACCTTCCCTCAACGCGGAGAGCGACGGGGGCAACGGAGTGATCCACATGGGACTTTTAAACATCATCCGTCGGATGGCACTGCGTGAGAAGCTGTCGGTGCGCGAGATCAGCCGGCGCACCGGGCTGTCACGTAACACGATCGCAAAGTATCTGAGCGCGGGTACGATCGAGCCGACGTTCACGGTACCGGAACGACCGAGCAAGCTTGATCCGTTCGCCGACAAACTCTCTGGCTGGCTGAAGACCGAGGCCGGAAGGTCACGCAAACAGCGCCGAACGCTGAAGCAACTTCATGCCGATCTGACGGCTCTGGGCTTTACCGGCTCCTATGGCCGTGTCGCCGCCTTCGCCCGTGAGTGGCGGGTTGAGCAGCAGACGGCTGGCCGCGGCATATTCGTTCCGCTGTCTTTCCGCCCAGGCGAAGCATTCCAGTTCGATTGGAGTGAGGACTATGCCGTGGTCGGCGGCGAGCGCACGAAGCTGCAGGTCGCGCACATCAAGCTATCGCACAGCCGGGCGTTTCTGGTCAGAGCCTATCTGCTACAGACACACGAGATGCTCTTCGACGCTCACTGGCACGGCTTCCGCGTATTCGGTGGCGTGCCTGGCCGCGGCATCTACGACAACATGAAGACCGCAGTTGATCGCGTGGGCCGCGGCAAGGAGCGGCAGGTCAACATCCGTTTCCTTGCAATGACGAACCACTACGTCTTCGCGCCTGAGTTTTGCAATCCCGCCGCGGGTTGGGAGAAGGGCCAAGTCGAGAAGAGCGTTCAGGATGCCCGACCACGTTTGTGGCAACAGATGCCGGACTTTCCGGATCTGGCGGCATTGAATGTCTGGCTGGAACAGCATTGCCAGGACTTGTGGCGCGACACAGCGCACGGCACCTTGCCCGGCACGATCGCGGATGCTTGGGCTGATGAGCGGGTAGCATTGATGGCGCTTCCCGCCATGTTTGACGGCTTCGTCGAGCAGAGCAAGCGCGTCTCCCCCACCTGCCTGATCACCTTCGAGCGGAACCGCTACAGCGTACCTGCGTCTTTTGCGAACCGACCCGTCAGCCTGCGGATTTATCCCGAGCGGCTGGTCGTTGTGGCAGAGGGCAATATCCTCTGCGAACATCCGCGGGTGATCGAGCGCAGTCACGACAAACCGCCGCGAACGACTTACGACTGGCGGCATTACCTTGCGGTCATCCAACGCAAGCCCGGTGCTCTACGCAATGGCGCACCCTTCCTGGAATTGCCGCCCGCCTTACGCAAATTGCAGGACCAGATGCTTCGCCGCCCCGGCGGTGATCGTGAGATGGTCGACATTCTCGCTCTCGTTCTTCATCACGACGAGCAGGTCGTCGTCAGGGCTGTGGAACTGGCTCTGGATCAAGGCGTCGCGACCAAGATGCATGTGTTGAACCTGCTGCATCGCCTGATAGATGGCAAGACGACTGACGACCCCGACATCGACACGCCACAGGCGCTGACCTTGCTGCGTGAACCTAAGGCCAATGTAGAACGCTACGATGGTTTGCGGGTCCGGATCGTGGGAGGTCGCCATGCGTCATGATCCTGCCAGCGCCGCCGTCGTCATCATGCTGCGTAGCCTCAAGATGTATGGCATGGCCCAAGCCGTCACGGACCTGATCGAGCAAGGAGCTCCAGCCTTCGATGCGGCCGTGCCGATCCTGTCCCAGTTGCTAAAAGCCGAGATGGCCGAGCGCGAGGTCCGCTCTATTGCCTATCATATGAAGGCTGCGCGCTTCCCTGCCTACAAGGACATCTCCGGCTACGACTTCGTCGCCAGCGAAATCAACGAGGCGACGGTGCGCCAACTGCATCGATGCGAGTTCATGGACGATGCGCATAACATTGTCCTCGTCGGCGGGCCGGGCACAGGAAAGACCCATATCGCGACTGCCCTCGGTGTTCAGGCTATCGAGCATCACCGCCGAAAAGTCCGCTTCTTCTCGACTATCGAATTGGTCAATGCGCTCGAGCAGGAGAAGGCAAAGGGCAAAGCAGGCCAGATTGCCGAGACGCTGGTCCGTCTCGATCTGCTGATCCTTGATGAACTCGGATATCTTCCGTTCAGTGCCTCAGGTGGAGCGCTGCTCTTCCACCTGCTGAGCAAGCTTTACGAGCGCACCAGCGTCGTCATCACCACAAACCTCAGCTTCAGCGAATGGGCCACGGTCTTCGGCGACGCCAAGATGACGACCGCTCTGCTCGATCGTCTCACCCACCGCTGCCACATCCTAGAAACCGGTAACGACAGCTTCCGCTTCAAGGCCAGCTCGGCCGCAGCAGCACAGAAGAGAGGAGAAAAGGCCAATCCCTTGACCAAAGCCTGATCAGAAAACCATACTCAGAAGTGGCTCACTTCTCGGTGGAAAAACCGGCTCAGTTCCGCGTGGAAACCAACAATTACCACACAGGCGAATGGACGACCGCCGACGCCACGACGCACTTCATCTTCAATTCAGTCTCATTGCCTTGGACTATCGATCAGCTCGACGAGTTTATCAGTCTCGACCAAGTTCCGGCTTCATTCGATGATCCGATTTGGGCAGGCGGCGCTGCAATGCTGTGGGGTATGGATCAAACCGGCAACGTCTATTCGTTCTCCGGACCAACACTCGAACTGTCTGTCGAGACACCCGAACTTCAGCTTTCGAAAATCCTGCCAAACGAAGGTCAAGCCGACATTGCGTCGGTCAGCGCCGCACGACCGCTATTCGAAGGAGATGGTGTTGCCCGCATTCAGATCGGCACCCGCTCATTGCAGAACAAGGAAATCGAATGGTCCGACCTGAAAGAAGCCAACGCTGAAACCGGGTTTTGCTACGTCCGGTCCAAGGCTCGATATCATCGTCTCCGGGTTCGCCTCTATGGCGAGTGGCGCAAAGCCTATGCCCTACAGGTCGATGGTCAAACGGCGGGGCGGCGCTGATGGAACGCGTCTATAATCACGCGGATTCTCGCCAAGTTGCCACCATCCTCAATCAGGTCATCCAGACCATGGACGGCAATACCGGCGCTGTGACGCTTACCAATTCTGCGACCACGACCACAGTCGCCAATCCGAAAATCACCGCGCAAAGCCGCATATTCCTGCAAGCCCGCAATGCAAATGCTGCGACGGCAGGCGCTTTCGTTTCCACAGTTTCGAACGGTTCATTCGTGATCACACACGCGTCAGCGACGACAGAAAGGAAGTTCGACTATCTCATAGTGATCGGATGAAAATCGGCTTTACTGAACAGGAATATTCGCGTGTTCGAAACTGGATTCTAGCCGCTTTCAAAATCGCACCAGCCGTCTTCACCGAAGCCGAAATGCTGGACAAATTGCGCTCGAATGAATGGCATTTAGTCACAACAGAACACGCCGCTTGTGTGCTGCAATTCTTTGAAGAAGACGGCAGGAAAGCTGCCAATATCATTGTAATCGGCGGCGTTCAAAACGGCTCATTGCGCGAAATCATGCAGGCACATTTCGTGCTGTGTGACGCGCTACGCAACATGAATTTCTCATACATAGTAGGTGAACCGCGCAAAGAGTGGCACCGATATTTGCTGAAATTCGGCTTCGAACAACACGGAAAGGAATTTATCAAGAGGCTATAATCTAAGTGACTTCCACACCAAAAGAAACAACAACCAAGGTCGAACCTTGGGACGGCGCAAAGCCATATCTTCTTGAGAATTACAAAGACTTCGCCGACCTACTCGACAAAGGCGCGCCACAGGCTTGGCAGGGACCAACTGTAGCGGGACGTTCCAAAGACACGCTGCAAGCTCAGCAAATGGTTGAGAACATCGCCCGTGATCCTAGCAACGCTTCCGTTCTTCAGAATGCAGTGGGCGGTGTCAATTCCGTTCTGAATTCGGGCCTCAATGCTCAGGCTGCCGGCACATTGTCGGCTGTCCAGAATTCGACCAATCCGACAGATGCCATCGCAGCAATGATCGCTTCCGGGCAGTCTGGTCGTGCGCCGGGACAGTACAATCAGAACTACAGTAATCCTGCCCTTTCACAGGCGTCTGGATACGGCAACTACACCAATGCGGCGTCTGGTCTTCAGTCTGCGCAGGCTCAGCAACTCGCGAACGGCAGCAACCCGGCTGCATCCGCTTATCTTCAGCAGACGGCTTCGGGCGCTAACGTCGGAGCCAATCCTTACTTGCAAGCGAACATCGCGGCGCAGCAAGCCAGTATCGCCGATCAGCTCAAAAACATCACCAATCCCGGCATTGATAGCCAAGCTGCCGCACTCGGTCGCACGGGAAGCGCTGCATATGCTTCACAGCGGAACAACGCGGACGCGACAGCCAGTCGCGCCATGAGTGATGTCGCCGTGAACGCCTTGACCAACCAATACAATCAGGATGTCGCTCAGCAGCAATCGGCAGCTCAGCTCTATGGCAACCTGTATAATCAGGACGTTTCGAACAGGATGAGCGCCAATCAGGCGCTTGCTTCGACCGACGCTCAGCAGCAGCAGCTTCGTCAAGCAGGAACGTCGCTCTATGGCAATTTGGCGGATGCTCAGCAGACACAGCGCCTCAATGCCGCGAACGGGGCGAATGCTCAGTTCAACGCGGACAAAAGCTATCAGCTTCAGGGCGCAAACTTGCTGTCCAGCAACTACAATCAAAATATTAGCAACATGTTGAGTGCAGCCAATTCGCAGCTTTCGGCGGATAGCGCTCTCAACGGTCAGAAGCTCAATGCGGCTTCCATGGCGGGTCAGACTTACCAAAACCTCTATAACCCGGCACAGGCACTGGCGGGCGTTGGTCAGCAGAAAGACGCCTACAGCGCAGCTCAACTCCAGTCTCGTGTAGACGCTTGGAACACGGCGCAGCAGCAGCCGCTTCAGAATATCGCGAATTTCACGAACCTACTCAACGGTGGCGGGTATTCATCCACAACACAACCCGTTTACGGAAATCAAGCGGGACAGGTGTTGGGTGGATTGTCATCGATTCTGGGACTCTTCGCCCTCTGCGATATCCGCGAAAAGGTTCTGCACTCGTTCCTTGGCTATATGCCGCTGCTGAACGGCGACATGATCGCAATGTACGAATTCTCTTACATCGGATCAGACGAACGGTTCGTTGGTCCAGTCGCACAGGAAGTCGAACGCAAGACCGGTGCTGTTATCGAATTTGCCGGTCGTAAGGTTGTCGATGTTTCCGCTCTTATGGAGATTGCCGCCTGATGGGTGTCTTTGACTTCTTGAACCGCAAATCTGCAAATAACGATCTTCAGGCTGTTTTGACGCCCGAAAAGCAGGAAAATCTGCTTTCGCAGTTCCTTCCAGACGACCCGGATAAGCGTTCTCAGCTCGCCCGCGCACTGATCATGGGCGGCGCTTCAGCCCTTCAAGCAGGCGGACCGAGTGTAGGACGCCCGACCAACTTGCTTTCAGTCCTTGGCAGCGGTCTGGCAGGCGGCGTGAAGGCCTATTCCGACGCTGAACTGTCCGACCTAGAGGCTCAAAAGGTCAGTGCCGCCAATCGGGTCAACAATGCCAAACTTCAGCAGTACGGCGACAATCAGGCCCGCGCAAAGGCGTTTTTCGCCAAGTATGGTTCACCCGGACAGGGCGGCTATAGTCCCGAAGCGCTTGCCGAATTGATGCAGGTCCAGTTGCTCAACGGCGATGAGGAAGGCGCTCGCAAAACGCAGGAACAGCTTCAGAAGCTGCAACAGCACGCCGCTGATTCCGGCATGGTCTTCGATCCGAAAAGCGGCGGCTTTGCGCTTGCACCCGGTTTCGGTCAGAGCCTGTTCGATACCGAAAAAGCTAAGGGTCTCGGCAAAGCAATCGGCTCCAACGCTGAAACGACCGCCGATATCAAGAACTACGAATACGGTGTCCAGAAGCCCGGCTTTGTCGATTACCAGACTGAACAGAAGAAAGCTGGCGTCGCAAATCCTGACGACAGTTTTGGCAAGAAGGCAAACGAGCTTGCAGCAACTCGCTTCAACGACATTGCTCAGCAAGGTCCGCAGGCTCAAGAGATGGTCGGCAACGTCAAGACCTTGACCGAACTCGGCAAAAGCATTGGCACGGGCAAGTGGGCACAGGTCAAGGCTGCGTGGGGACCATGGGCTAAAGGAATGGGTGTCGATGTCGATGGTCTGGACGAGATTCAGGCATTCGACAGTCTCGTTTCCCGTACTGCGCCGTCGCTTCGGGTTCCCGGCTCTGGTGCAACGTCCGACTTCGACGCATCGCAGTTCCTGAAATCAATTCCGTCACTTGGAAACACGCCTGAAGGTAATGAACTGATCGGTGCCACGATGAACGCGGTCGGCTCGAATAAGATCAAAGCCGCCGAAATTGCGAACAAGGTCATGAGGAAAGAGATAACTTGGCAAGAAGGCGATCAGCAAATTGCAGCATTGCCCGATCCATTCACCGCTTTCCGTGAATACAAAGCCGCATCCGACAAGGCTGGTAAAACAGGCACTGTCACAAAGTCTCCTTCTGGTGACAGCGAGAAATCTACTGCCGCTCCGAAGACCAGTCGTGTGGCAGTCGTGAATTCGGAAGCTGACTATAACGCCCTGCCCTCTGGATCGCCTTACCGCTTCTCGGATGAAACGACCGTGAGGACGAAACCATAATGGCTATCGGTTCTCTAAACGACAACGCATGGTACGCGTACGATTATCTTCAAAAAAAGTATGGCTATAGCCCTGCTCAAGCTGCCGGGGTCGTCGGCAATCTGATGCAGGAATCCACCTTTATGACCAACGCTCGGAACAAGGGTGATGGTCGCGACGGCTCGGACTCCATCGGTATCGGACAATGGAATTGTGATCGCGGTCGGGGATTGCAATCCTTTGCCGCCACCAACGACATGGACCCGAACAAGCTCGATACTCAGCTCGACTACCTCCATCACGAGCTTCAGACACGGGAACAAGGCTCGTATCAGCGGCTGATGAAAGCCGACAACGTGCAGGACGCAACGGCTGCAATGATCGGCTATGAGCGTCCACGCGGCTATTCCGCAAAGAACCCGATGGGTGGTGACGGTTGGAACAATCGTCTGTTATGGGCAAATCAGGCTTACAGCAATGATCGTTCCGGTACTGCACCGGCACCAGTCGGCACGCTTGGTCCGATTGAACGCGGTTCGACCAATCCACTCTACAATTCTGCACAGGCTTCGGCTGCACCATCGTCGTCAGCACCGACGCCGCCCCCCGCTCCCGATGCGCGCGACGGCATATTAGTAAAGGCTTACAATAAGATCACAGGTTCGGACGTCCATGTCCCTGACTCGATTCTCGGCATGCAGACCAATGACATCACCAAGGGTGCAGGCATCTTGGGCGATTTTGCCAAGACGCTCAGTCAGAACGATCAGGACATAAATAATCAAATCGCACGCGGCGCGGCACGAGCGCAGGCGGGACGCAACGATAATCCTGTCGAGCTGACGTTCCTGGACTTCAACGCCGAACGCAAAAAGAAGAAAGGATCGCTTGGCGGCTTAGGAGGCTACTACATCTGATGGCGGATGACTGGAAGAAACGGATTATCGAACAGGACGCGGCAATTCCAGAATGGAAACGGCGCGCGATGGCGAACGACCCCATCGTGAACATTTTCGATGAGCCGAACGGTCCTGACCCGAACAATATCGATGATAGCGTTGAGGCCCCAAACTACATTCGGCTTCAGGTCGGTGCGCTCGATAAGCCAGAAGACCGCCTGAAAGCCCTTCAGAGAACCTATCCCGACGCCGTTCCATATGGCGACAACAACTTCCTCTTCACTGGCAAGGACGGCAAGACGCATCCTTACAATCGGGAAAGTTGGATTCCGTCGATGGGCGATTTCGCATCTATCGCACCCGAAGCGGCAGAAGCCCTTGGCGGATTTGCCGGTGGCGTCATGGGCGGTGTCGGTGGCGCGGCTCTCGGTTCATCGGTGCCAGTCGTTGGTTCCACAGCCGGTGGTTTTGCCGGTGCCATGACAGGTGCTGGTCTTCTCGGAACCGCAACGAAAGAAGCCACACAGCGCGGCTTGAACTACTTGTTCCAAAATGAGGACACCCGCACGACCGGGCAACAGCTCACCGATGCTGCAACCACTTTCGGTCTGAATGCCGCTGGCGAAGGTGTCGGTCGTCTTGCGGCGAAAGGCGTGCAGGCTGGCAAAGAAGCATGGGTGCGAAAAGCAATTGGCGGCGCTGCTGACGATCCGGCAAAGGCTGCTGAGCGTCTAGCTGATTGGCAGGCAATTGGCGTCGACCCGACGACCGGGATGGTGAACGGGCAGAATAAGTCGTCACTCCTCGAACACGCTCTTATCCCGACCCGTTCCGGCAATGAGATCGACAAGCGCATCGCTGACGCCTTCACCGCGCAGGGCAACGAATTCGGTCGGATCGTTTCCGGCATTTCCGATAAGCCGCTTTCCGTCGCAGAAGCCGGTGAAGCTCTTCAGAAGCAGGCTCAAGCCGCGAAGAATGCACAGATCGCCAAGGCTGATGAGCTGTATGTCGAAGCCGGGAAAAAGATCACATCCCCTGCCCGCGTCGATGCGACTTCGACATTCCTGTCTGACCTTCAGGCGAACCGTGCAGGCTACGGCGAATTCGATAAGCTCACCAAAGGTAGCCAGACCGACTCCGTCCTGAACATCGCCAAGTCCATTGTCACGGATGCACAGAAAGGCATGACGTTCGATAGCCTCAAAGCCGCTCGAACTCACGTTGGTCAGCTTGCAGCCGATACGGAAGACCGAGTGCTGAAGAACCAGCTGGACGGACTCTATGCGTCCCTGACCAGTGACATGGAAAAGACCGCCGTAGCTTCTGGCGACGATGCGCTCAGCTCGTTCAAGACCGCGAACGATCATTTTAAGCAGTACATCGACCCTGTTACTGGCTTTGGTAAAGGCAGCGAAGCCGACACCATTCTGAAGAAGAACACCGATGATATTCTGAACTGGACTATGTCGGGCGGCAAAAATGGCGGCAACAAGATCGCCTCTGTCCGTCGCACAATGCTGAAAGCTGATGGTGGTCAAGAAGCTTGGAACGGTGTCACATCAGGCGTTATCGACAGGCTTGGTCGTGGCTCTGACGATGCCTTTGACCCCGGCACCTTTATGCGGAACTGGAACAAAATCAGCCCTGAAGCGAAGGGCGCGATGTTCGATGGCACCGCAAATAAGCAGTTTAAGGAAGACCTCGACCGACTTGCCCGCATCTCAGATAATTGGGGCAAGTACCGCAAGAATGCCAATCATTCGAACACGGAATCGCATCGTTCGATTAAGGAAAGCCTGAGTCCGCTCAGCGGCGAAAATGCCATGTTAACGATTTTGGGAAGCGCCGTGACCGGAAATCCGGTAATTGGTGCGGCGATGGGCATGGCGAAAGGAGCTGCAAAAGCCGTCGCAACACGCGGCTATCGCGGATACCGGGCGAAGCTTTTGACCAATCCGGAAGTCGTCAATTGGGCTGCAAACCTGCCCAAATCGGAGCTGCAAAAAGGTGGCGTCAAAGGGCATCTCGCCAAGCTCTATCAGATGGGAAAAGACACTTCCGACAATGCGCTTTCGGCTGCGATTGACGACTATTTGAAAGACCTAAAGTACGAAAACGAAGAATAATAACAGAGGCGGGAAACGTCCATGACAGACCTAATCAGCTCAGATTGGAGCGAATTCGACAACGAAAATACCGGCGTTGCCCCAAATGGCGTACAAGGCGGCTACAGCCCAAGCTAGGTTGCAAGTATTATCCGTGCAATCAGGGGTTCAACCAAACGCAATTTCGTCCGCACGAACCTGATCTACACAACGACTGGCACATCGCCAGCCTACGTGCTGACCTACCTTGTCGCGCCTACAGCCTACAACAAAGGCGAGATTTACCGCTTCTTCGCCCATGCAGACAATACCGGTGCTGCGACGATTAACATCAACGGCTTGGGCGCAAAGTCCCTGCTGAGTCAGCGTGGCGAAGCGCTTTCCGCTGGTCAGATCAAAACCGGGGATGCGGTCGAAGCCTATTTCGATGGCAGTTCGTTCCGGATCATCTCGAACGAGAAACACAACGCGAAGCTGACCGGTGTTCTGAACATCACCGATTCAGCGCCCGGTCTTCTGCTGACTAACACCTCGAACACAGCAGCGAATACGAACGTCCGTTTTGGCATGGTCGGCAATAACGCCGTTCTTCAGGTCGGGGCTGCAAACACCCTCACCGTGTCGGCGAACAATCTGACCGTTGCGGGTTCGATCAACACGGCAGGCATCACGTCGTCAGCGGCAATTTCTTCGACCGGCAGCGTTACGGGTGCGGGACTGATCTCGACTGGTGGCATCAGCGCGACCGGGAACATCTCCTTGGGAACGGGGGGCGAGCGTCAGATTTCGTTCGGCGATGCTGGCATGTACTTTTACGCTCATTCAACAAAGATGGGCCTGTATTATCCAGCCGCGAGTAAGTCGCCGTGGTATTATAACAAGACCAATGACGTCGTGAATTTCCAGACCGGATCACTTCAGCACAACGGCACCACGGTCGTCACGAATAGCGGCGGCACGTATTCGATCAGTATCACGGGTAATGCCGGTGGTAATGCAGCGACCGCCACGACCGCGACTAATGCCAACCGACTGCTGCTGAACGGTTCTGGCTACACGAACTTCAACTGGTCTGGTCAGGGCGGTCAGCCGACGTGGCTGTGGGGTGGCAACGACGCAGGCAACATGTACGTCTACAATCCGCTCAATTTCAGCGTCAACTACGCCACGAGCGCGGGCAACGCTAACACTCTCGGTGGTCTCAGCAACGCTTACTTCATGCAGCGTCTTGTGAACACGTGGCTCACCGACAACGAAGGCGGTCTTCGATTCTACTTCAACTCGGGCAGCGGTCCCACAACCATTCGCAGCTCTGGTGATCCAATAGTGCGTTTCATGAACGGCAACGGCACCGTAGCAGCACATGTCCGTGCTGGCGGCACCTACGAAAACCTGTCCGACCGTCGCACCAAGTACGATATCGTTGATGCGAACGATATTGGTCGTGACAACCTCATGGCTCTTCGCCCGCGTTGGTACAAACGTATAGGCATCGACAAGGTCGAACTCGGTTGGATTTCGCAGGAAACCCGCGAAGCAATCTCAGCCGCAGTGAACCCGATCAATCCGGACGATCCGGACGAACTTCTCTACATTGACGAAAAGGCGATCTCCGTTGCGACTGTCGCCACCCTTCAGGAAGTCGTTGTGGAACTGGAAACCATAAAAGCTGAACTGGCAGCCCTGAAACCAAAGACGCGCAAGAAAGCGGCTTGAAACGGAAAAATTGTATCGTAAGCTAAGGAACCGGTTTCCCCCGGTTGGTTGACTAATCCAGTCTTAGCCCGCGCTTTCATCAGTGCGGGCTTTTTCGTTGTCATCTACGGGTGAATCTTGCATGATGTCATTGGGTTCAGCTCTCCTGAACCTATGGAAACCACAGCAACTTACCCACGCCCTTAAAGCGTGGGTTTTTTCTTGTCTTGTATCGACCTGCACACACCATATATTAGCAAATGCCGCCTCCTTGGGAGAGTTGTGTGGCAGTTGCGGGGGGAGAGTCGATCTGGAAACCGGCTCTCCCTCTTCAGTATTAGCAGCTACCTGCGCCGCCCGACTTGCCAGCACTGGCATCAGAGCCGTTTGTTGTCGTGTTAGCGGACGGCGTTGCAGCCGAACCATTGCTGGTCGAACAAGCGGGATCAGACGAACCACCAGAAGTGCCGCTCGATGCACCGCCCGAATTGCCGGTGGAATCGCCGCCGCCTGTGCCACCCGTGCCATTTCCGCTGGACGAGCTGCCGCTTGAAGAGCCGGAATCGCCAGAGCTATTGCCACCGGCAGAACCACCGCTCTGAGCAAATGCGCTCGTTGCCATACCGACGGTGAGAACGCCAACCGTGAGAAGCTTCATCATTTTGGATGTTTCCTTTTTTTCCCTACCATTGGAAAACAAAACACCCGGTAAAAGGTTCGATTATATTTTAGGCAAATTTTTCGCTTGAATAGGAGGGAGGGTTGGCTTGCATTCCAACCCTCCCGGCGCAGCTCAGCCGCTTGTCCCCAGACTGAGGCGCACGCGCATTGTAATTGGTCGCAATGGCACTGTCCACAATTCCTCAAACGGGATAGATTGAAGCTGCCATCATTGGGAATTGTGATCGGCAGTTGCGGGGGAGAGCTGATATCAAAGCCAGCCCTCCCTTCGTCGTCCAACTTCGCGCAAGCATCGAGCGATAGCCTCACCCTGAATTTTGAGGGGTGATTTGTGACTTGGCATTCAATATCCGAGATCGTACCCCATAGGCTGATCTTCCTGTCTTTCGAGCCGGACAACTCAACGAAATGGTTGGGCTACGTAGACGACCATGGCGTCTGCGAGTGGCCCCCTGAAATAAAAGGCATACGACCGACAGGCTGGCGTGAAGTCGCCGTTAGTCAGCGAGATTATTAGACGCCGCGACCCGCACCGTCATATTTCACTGAGGGGTGATCAATCAAAACTTACGCGCAAAAAGGCGGCTTGATCTTACGGAATCTCACGTGCGACTGATTGCATATTTGGAGCCTTCGAATGACTGCACTGGAAGTATTGCAATCTATCAAAGAAGATGTTGAAGCGGCTTCTCCGAGACCGACTATTGACAATCTCGATTACGAATATGTGTTTGCCAAAGCGGACTTGCTCAACAAGTGCCCACCTTTTGGGGTTTTGAATGCCGATACATGGCTGACCTTCGCGAATGGAAGCGGTGGCGCTATAGGAAACGGTGGCGAGCCAGAGACACAATGGGCGATCCGACAAATCATTCGCGGATTAGAACCCGCCGAGATCATTGAACTGCTGCAAGCTCAGCTCGCGGAAAATGCGGTCGATATGCTTGAGGTCTCGGACCTTATTGGTATCGCAGTGCCCGATATAATCCAGTTGAGTGAAAACGCGTGGCTTTATCCGAACGACAAGCTTCCTCACAGTAAATACAATGAGTTTGTTTTTCTACAGCGTTGGGTGGGAGGGCGAATGCGCCAGACCAACACCGCAGCCTTAGTACAAAAGGTCCGTGCGGACCCTGTATTGTTTCAGAGGAATGACGAGGCGGGAATTGCCGCCGTTGACAGAGATAGGCAAGCCGGGTGGCATCTGCGACGGCTTTATAAAGTCGTCCTTCGCAGGGCATTGATATTACAGGGGCGTGGACCTGTCGAATTGTCCAGCACCTACTTAGCGGCTGAGCGAGATCACGTTTTAGGAATTGATTCCGGTTTCAGCTCTTCACTGAGCGCCGCACGAGTTTCCATGAACTTCGAACCAGACATCGACCTTACCAAAAGCATTTTCAGGCAGATAATGAAATTCCGCGGCGTGGAAAGTCTGGGGTTAGCAATCGACCGAGTCGGTAAATCTCGCGCGGACTATGACGTCGTGAACAAGGCGGTAGACCTTGGAATGGCGCTGGAAGTGGCGCTGATGCACGATGACCAAAACGCCAAAGAAGAGATTAATGCCAAGCTTGGTTTGCGCGCGGGCTGGTTGCTTGGCAGGACTCCTCAAGAGCGCTTATCTGTAAAACAACAGGTTTCTAAAATCTATTCTGCTCGATCGAGTGCTGTTCACACCGGGCGCGTTGATAACAATAAGTTCAAGGCAGAAGAAGCCGATGTGTTGGTTGTCAGACTTATTCGCGCTCTTTTGGAAAGAGGGAGATTTCCGGAGTGGAACCTCCTCACGTTTGGCGGTGACGAGACTTGAGCTTGTGCATCAGTCTTCAAGCTGCCGTTTGAAAATCAGTAGATCAGCTAGTACGCCGTCGCCGGTCCTTTGCGTCGTCACAAGCTCCCATTGATTCCCACCCGCTTCGTCTAAAGCTTCAGTCAGCCTATCAATATAAGTGTCGCCATCGAAGTAGTTGACGAGCTGCTGCACCTTATATTCCCACGTTGCCATGTTAGCCTCCCCATTTAATGTGCTATGATGCTTCTGCCGCGCAATGAATGCAAGTCGGGGGACATACTTTGGAGAGATTTCAGTCATGACAGACCGGCAGCTTCAAAAAGATATAGCTGAAGCAATTATCTCAGCACGCATTCTCAGAATACCGACAGCTCGCGGCGCTTATGAGCATAGCATCGGAAACCAGATTATCAGTGATAAGCTTTGGGCGCAGCTGGAAGAACAGTGGGAATGGCACTGGTCTCAGCCGCAAAGTGTCCTTGAAGGTCGCAGCTAATGACGTCGGTCACCTGCGTTTTTGGTGCCAGTGACCGCAATGAGCTGATTGCGCAACTCACAGATACCGCGTTTCCGGCACCGATCATTCATGTCGAAGAGCGTCATTC